CGATCTCAACATCTTCCGCAATCAAACCGTACGCAATCTCACCATCTTTTTCGTCGGTTAGGTTGCCATCCTTATCTTTTGCTCTATAAAAAAATGTAACCGGATTGAGAGCGTAAAGCCAAGAACAATCTGGCATCTCTGCGATTTGCGTTTTGGTTTCGCGTAATGAGCTGACGTAACCAATCAACCCTGTGTTGTCTACATAAACATCTCGGTTTGTTCCGCCTACGGTTTGCGAATAAATGCCAGCGCAAACAGCATTACCAGCAGAGGTAACCGTAAAGTATGCGGTTCCGCTGTTGACGCTAGCGCCGGCTCCAATAACAACCCCGCCATCAACTGTGTCGCTGATGTTTGCGCTTATAAAATATTGCTTTACATCCCCAGACGATCTCAACAAGATTTCAGGGATATTTTTCTGAAGCTTCACATCGCTTTTTGCAAACAATGTCGAGCCGTTCCAAGTGAAATCAGCCGAGCCGCCAAAAGCGCCAGAATTGTTGTATTGGATGCTTGTATTTACGCCGCCTGGGGTTGCGTTGCTTCCGGTTGGGCCTGTAGCGCCTTGCGGACCGGTAGGGCCTGGAACTGTGGAGGCGGCACCGGTAGGACCGGTAGGACCCTGAGCGCCTTGCGCCCCGGTAGGGCCAACATTTCCCTGAACGCCCGTGGGACCCGTGGGCCCGACATTTCCTTGTATGCCTTGGGGACCCGTCGGGCCAACGTTACCCTGCGGGCCGGTGGGACCGGTGATTGAGAGGCCAGAAGCACCGGTGGGACCCGTGGGCCCAGGAACCGTGGATGCGGCTCCGGTGGGACCCGTGGGGCCAGCGATAGAGGAGGCGGCACCGGTGGGACCCGTGGGACCGGGAACTGTGGAAACCGGACCGGTAGGGCCACCGGCACCGGTGGGTCCGGTCGGGCCCGGAACTGTTGAAGCCGCGCCTTGCGGACCGGTAGGCCCAGTATTGCCCTGCGGCCCTGTGGCTCCGACATTGCCTTGAGCCCCCGTTGGACCCGTCGGACCGGCAACCGTTGAGGCTGGACCCGTAGGGCCGGTATTGCCTTGAGGGCCTTGAGCACCGGTAGGGCCCTGAGCACCTTGCGCACCGGTGGGACCCTGAGCACCAGTAGGACCCTGAGCACCAGTAGGGCCCTGAGCACCGGTAGGGCCGGCCATGCCTTGCTGGCCCGTGGGTCCCGTGGGGCCGGGAGTAGTGGAAACCGGACCAGTGGCACCAGTAGGGCCCTGAGCACCGGTTGCGCCTGTAGCGCCAATATTTCCTTGAGCACCGGTTGGACCGGTAGGGCCGGGGACGGTTGACGCTGCCCCTGTTGGGCCCGTAACGGATGGGCCTGTGGCACCGGTAGGACCTGTGGGGCCGGCGACTGTGGAAGCAGCACCGGTGGCACCAGTGGGACCCGTGGGGCCGCTTCCGGAACCGGTTGGACCAATCGGACCCGTGGGACCGGTAGGACCGCCGGCGGGACCGGTTGGGCCGACGGCTCCGTCGCTGATGCTCGAAATAATCATCGAGCTTGAAGCAGTACAGCTACCCTGCGTGGCAGTAACCGATATTGTTTTTGCTGTACTAGGAGAAAATGCAGAGAGAACGAACGTGTTTGTCGTCGATGCTTGAAGAATCCCATCAACCCGCCACGCCCACGTTGGGGAGCTAAGCGAGCTTGTAGCTGTAAAAGTTATAGAAGCTGGAGAAATAACACCGGCGGATGAGGTTATAAATTGAACAGCAGTAGATGTAAGCGTTACCGTTCTTACGCTTGTATCCCAAACATAAGCTGAGGAGGTTCCGCTAACAGATGAAGCGCTTTCATTGCTAGCAATTGCTCGGAAATAGTACGTTCCAGAAGGAAGCGTAATGTTTGTAAACACCACAGATACATTTGGATTAAACGGCGTACCGTCTAATGTTCTAGATGTTTTTATTAAGCTCCAGTCGCTATTAGTTGGCGTTGCAACCGTTGTGTAGTACAGCGACATGAGGGAGACTCGACCCGTAGCGGGAGCATCTGAATAAAAGCTAAAAACTGGAGGGTCAGCGCAAGGAGCAGGAGCATAAGGAGCTACGTTGTAAAGAACTGGCGTTCCTGGGGCAGAAATGTATTGCGAAGAAGGAATACTAGATGGCGGAGCTTCTGCGTACTGAGTAATGGTTCCTGGCGGCGGGTCTGCGTAAACAGTTGCGGAATACTCAACCAAATCTAGCGTTGCGCCAAGCCCTCCATCTGGCGTGGTCGCCTCGTTAACCTTGAAAACTCGAAAGAGCTTGTTTGTCCATCCATAGTCTACGTTTGTAATATCTACAACGTCTCCAGCGTCTACCTGAATAGCCGGATAGGCAGCGGTTATAGAAACAAGCAGATCCTCCCGAGACTGTAAAAGCCTACGGTTTGCAAGATACTTAACCTGAACCGAATCGTTAACCATCTCCATCTTGTAGGTTTCTCGATTCGGAGGCTCATTCGCATACAAGCCAGACGAAAGCGCCATATAAACCAAATCAGGCTGATCTCTTGCGTCTTTACTTGGAAACTCAATTTCTATCTGATTGATCTGCTGGTTGATGTCTGTTGTACTAACTCTTATGTCGCCAATAAGGTTTGTATCGTTAAAAGAAAACGAAGATGTCTCAGCCTTGTTAACAACAACAGACCATTGGCCGGTAGCAGCCGTGTAGGTCATCCAAGAATCACAAGCCTCAATAATTTGCTCGACGTTCTCAAGAATTGGTCTCGCTGTATCAATAACGCCGTTGATTCTGTATCGAGGTTGCGTACTTGTTCCGCCGGAGGAGTTAGTAAACGAAAGAACAACATCCGAATAAGTGTTAAGCGTAGCAGCGCTTGCAGAATCAACCAATCCCGTCATGCCAGCGCCATACCGCGTGTCTGTCATGTAGTCATACCAAACATCTCCAGGCTTTGCCGCGCCCGTTCCGTTTAAGTATTGCGAGCATTTGAACGTAATGGGCTCCAAACCCGTGGTTCCTGCATCTCGGTTGTAAATCAGTTTGACTATTGCAAAAGCCAATCCGTTCATCTGCCGGCCAGAAGCAGGCCAGCGTAACGATGCGCTAATGTCTGATCCGCCCATTACAACGCTTGGGGCAGATCCGTTTATCGGCGTGATAACTCCCGCGTTGGTTGACGTATACAAGTTGATGTACATGTAACCGTTAATGTTTGTTTGCGGGTTACCGCTGCCATCAGTAAGCGAAACAACCTTTGTCAGGTCTGTTGTATCGAAAGTAATCTGCCTGTCGCCGTACCAAAAATCAGTTGTATCAAAAGAGAACTGGCCGTTTGCGCTAATGCTTGAAATTGCCAGAACGTAATACATTGTTTTTTGATCGGTAGACAAAACCGCATCAACAAAATTCCCGCCAAGATAAGCATCGCCGTAGACTATCGGGATAGAAAGATTCGCTGCTGGCGGCAATTGCTGCCGAGCGCCAGGGTCTATAGCGTTTGAGTTTTTATTTCCGAATGCCCTGCTAACGACAACCGAGGTTGCAAGCCTGATCGCAGCCGTAGCCGCCATTGCGCCAAGGCTACCTGCTGCAAATGCACCTGCTTCAACTAATCCGGCGACAATGATCGAGGCTGGCATGATCTACTCTCTAAAGAATGTTGCTTGCAATGGCTTAAATTTGTATCGTGTGTAATCAATCTCTGGGCTTGTAGGCATAAGGCTTGTACAGACAATCTGAACTCTTTTTTGGTCTAACAAATCCTGAGCTAGCTTGTTGAACCTTAACCAGAGCTTCCCGCCAATTGATGTACTGCGATACTCTGGGTCTACCCACCAAGCAACCTCGTGTAACTCTCTGACGCTACTGTTCCAAAAGTTTCTTGTGATGTAGGCAGCTATAAATCCACGAAGCTGATCGTCTACCAAAACAAAGCCGCGCCCCTTCAACATTTCATAAAACAAAGATTGAACGTGGCTCTCGTTCTGGTTGTTTTTTAGTGTTTCTATCCCTGCTTCGTTTGCGTATGCCTTCATCATCTCAACCAAATGAGGCATATCGTATTTTGTCGCGTATCTCATATACCAGTTAGATCTTGCTCATAAACATTAGGTTGGTCTCCAGAGTTTGGATCTGACAATCCGCCGCCCTTTGGAGGCGATCCGAAATCAAAGTATTGCCCTGCAATTGCGTCTACTCGATCCATGCTTGCGTCTGTCGAATAAAGCGCTCGCCATGTATTTTGATTCGTTCTTATGCCTGAGATCTTATTCTCTAAGATCGTACGGAAAGAAGCGCAAGCAATTGAGCAGGCAACCGTTCGCGATCGGTTGTTTTCATCAAAGGTTTCATTCAGGCTTACGCTGTTAACAACGCCCTGATAACGCTTGAAAAACTGCGTCGTTGGGCTTGTGATGATTTGATAATTCGAGTCAAAGAAGCCGCGCCAAATCTCAACGGTTGAGCCCTTAATGTTGTTTGCAAGAACTAGAGCAACGTTTGTAGGGTCTATACCGATCAACGTTATAAGCATGTCGTCAGAGGTTGCCTTTAAGTCTCTCTGAACGTCGCCAACAGAAAGAAGGCTACCTAAGCCTGTAAATGTAATGCCCGAAACCGTGATGGATGCGGCAGCAGAACAAAACGTATAAGTATTTGTGCTTGTGACTAGCCTTACGAATTCACTGTGCGTTATCGTTGACGAAGATAACGCGGTCATTGGAGTTGTCACTGTACAAACTCCCTAAAAACAAAGTCATTATCCCAATCGACAAAAGCGCCGTTGGTCATGGGTTTGAGCGTGTAGGTTGGGCAAACCTCGGCAACGACATTGAACGTACAAGCGGATCCGACAGCCGTAAGCGTTCCCGCTGATGGCGTTCCGATTATCGGCCTGTGAATTGTTACGCTAACCGTCGCTCCTGACCCTCTCAAAACTTGAGCCGTTACTTTGTAAGGATAGTTTCCGATCTGAATAAAATCACCGGCCTTAAAGACAATCGTAGAGCTTGCAATAGTAGGAAGATTGCCAACTGAAATCGTCGTCGCATTTGCGGCTGGAACAGAAGCAAGCGTTAGCGCTGCCGCCTGAGCGCCGCTAAGCTGGCCTTGGTAAGTTGTAAACCATTGAAGATTTGTCGAGCTAAACGTTATGTTTGCCGCTGTCTGTCGGTCGAGATTGTCAATGGTCTGAATGACATCTCGAACTTGGGGATAGTAAAGGAACGAATGGGGCTTGACTGTAAACACCCACGGTACTGATGTAACGTAGAGCGCTGTTCTAACCTGCCCTGATCTTGAATATTGCTGGCCTACCATTCGACGGTTGTTAACCGTTATGGTTTGGCTAATGTCTAAGATCGTTTGGAAGCTCATGTTCTGCCCCTAACCGAAAGTGATTTGTTTGCGTAAGCGTTAGCCGCCCAGACTGCTTTAGAGCTTCCCAGAATACGATCCTCAAAAGACTTAACGTCTATTGCTTGAATGTTGTAGTTGTTTACCGTGGTAGCGCCGCCCATCGCGTAATTAGGGATAACTTGACCAGCAGAGCTCGGTACAAATAGCTCAGGCCCTCTTTCGCCAACAAGATACGGAGCGCCCGAGGAGACAGGGCCGCCGCTAGCTCGCTTGCCAAAGATGCTCCCCAGAACAGGAACGTTAGACATAAAGTTCTCAAACAATGAGGGAGCGCCCTTTATGTCCGATTTGAAAATTGTGTCTAGAAATTTATCTAGCGAGCGGGAAGCCAACTTTTGCATCAAGGAGGAAAGAGCAGACTTGAATGCTTGCGCGGCAGATTTGCCAGTCATGAATGCCTCGACAATGGTTGCACCGATTGACTTATATCCATCACGTATATCTTCCAAAAGATCCAGTTCTTCGCTTGCCGCCTTTTTCTTTTCCATCATATCTTCAAGCTCTTTGTTGGCTGTGATCTCGGCTTGCGCTTGAACCTCATTAAGAACTTGCGCCATTTCTTTTTCTAGTTCAATTTCACGTTCAATTTGCTTCAGCCTTAACTCAAGATTAAATCGTCTTAAATCGTCCATCGCGGCCAACTCTTGGCTTGCTTCTTTGGCTAACCGCTGCAATTCTTCTTGCTGCTCAGCTTCCTCTCTGCGTAGCTTAATGATCTCCTCCATCTTCGCAACGCCAGCAGCGCCGCCTTGCTTTGCAGCTTCAAACCTTAATGCGGCTTCTTCGCCTTCCTTGAGTTTGAGTATTTGAGCGTCTAATCCTTCAAGATAGGTTTTCAGCGCTTTCGCAGCAGACTCCGCGCCCGAATCTTTCACGGCTTTAACTCTAGTTCCTGATTGCCTGCCGCCTTGGGTTACGCCTAAAACTGGAGCAGGAGCGGGAGCTTCTTCTTCACCAAACCCAAGAAATTTCTTGATGCCCATGTAAGCATCACGCGCCTTGCCCATCAACGTTAGAAAGCCGATCTTTGCTTTCTCGGTCATCTGGTCAATAGCGTCGCCAATCTCTCCGATAGCCAATACACCCTTCTTTGCTTCGCCAGAAAACTTATCGGTATTTCTTGAGAGTTGGTCAATCTTGGAAATATCAAGATTGCCAAACTGTTTTCCAAAAAGCTGAACCTGTAATCGAGCCCGTTCCGCGCCGGCGCTCATACCGGAAAGAACCGACGTTAGGTCTCGGAAGATGTCGATCTCGGGTCTTAGCAAACCACCAGCGTCGGCAATACTTACACCCAATTCCCTAAACAGATCGGCTTGTTCCTTTTGACCATCAGCGGCAGCGCCAAGCGTTACCGAGAAGCGATCCCACATTTGAGCGGCGTTATCGGCTTCTTTCCCTGATTGAACCATCGCGCTTTGCAGGGCTAAGACTTCCTCAATCGCTAAACCCGAGCCTTCAGCAAAATCATTAACCGCATCCGCAGCTTTGAAAAATGAAGTGGCAAACGCTCCAGCGGCAGCGGCAGCAAGCAACATAGGCTGACGCAACGCCCCCATCGCAGTGCCAAGCAAATTGACACTGACTTGCATTTCGCGGGTTTTGGCTTTGGCCCTATCAATCTCTTGAACGAACTTTGCGCTCTCAAGACCTAGCGCGACTTGCAGGGCTGCGATTAGCTTACCGGCCATTGTTTCCCCCTAAAATATCTAAAAACTCTGACTTGAACCCTGGCAAACTTGTAAATGCCAGGAAGTCTCGCTCTTGTCTTGTCATGTAGTTAGGAGGGATAAAGTATTCCTCCAGATGCGGGAAAAACTCACGGCTCTT